AAGAAGGATTAGTAGCATATTATATTAATGAGTACTCATATCAATCTAATTTTAGAATTGATAAAGAAATAAATTGTATGGCACTAATAAACCAATTAGTTGAAATATAATGGGAAGGTTTATTGAGTTTGCTCTTGTTTGGTATAGTCAACAAATGGCTATTCCGTTTTGGATGATTGGGCATGTTCATTTATCATTAAACACATATAAAGACTTACATGAAATAATCGCTAGTGTAGGTTTAAATATTTTAGTAGCGATTGGATTTATAATAGATTTTAAACAAAATAATAAAAAAAGTAAAAATGGCTGAACAACAACCACAAATGCAAATGAATGTAGATTTAAAAAATACTACATCAGTAGAAACTCCTGATGGGGGGGTAATTTTTCAACAAGGAGTAATTCTTCGTAAGGTATCAAAATTTGTAGCAGGCACCGCTGAAGATGGTGTAATGCCTATCCCTGTATTTTTTGATCCAAAATCAGGAAAAATTCTCGTAGATACATTACCACCTGAATTAAGAGATGAGTACAAAGATTATATAATGGACTAATGACCCTATTTAACTGGTTAGATGAAATAACAATTAAAAAGACTCCAGCCTCTCAATTTAGTGAAAAAGATTGGGAAGGTTGGAATTCTTACATGGTTCATAGATTTATGTCTATGGGTAAAAATAATATTGAAATATCTAATATGGCTCAAAGGTTTCTACCTACAGATAAAAAAGGAATTTATAATTTTTACTGTAGTATGATTCCTAAGAAAAAAGTATGGAACAAATATATTAAATCTTCAATTAAACCAAAAAACAAAGAATTAGTTAAAATACTAGCTAACTATTTTGAATGTGGGACCCATGAAGCAGATAATTATATTGATGTAATAGGGAAAGATGAAGTAAAAAGTATATTATCATCAATAGGTAAAGAAAAAAAAGAAATAACACAATTATTTAAAGTATGACAATTGAACTATATAACATGTTTAAAACATCAGCTGAAGCTGATAAATCAAAAGCCTTATTATCATTAGACTTATTAGGAAACAAAGCAGTAGGGATTGGAGATCATTCCACTGAAGATTTTTATAAAAATGCTGAAGAAGCACTTTTAATGTTAGTAGATGCTGATGATAGACTAGAAGCATTAAATAAATATTTTAAACCAACTAAAAAAGTAATCAAATGAGTAGCACAGTAGAAAAATATTATGATGATATCCCAGACAAACAAACAACATTTAGTACTGATTTAACAGCTTTGCCAGATGTAGAAATATTTGAAGAAGAATATCCAGAACTATCTAGAGAATTTAAAAATATTCAAAATGAACAATACGAATTATTCGCCAGAAAAATGATGGATTATGGTTTAAATAATGTTACTTTAGGCGGAGATATTTGTAATAACAGCGAGGACAAAAAGTTCTCATTAACTGGGTTAACTATTAGATTAACTGACAAAATAAACCGATTGAAAAATTTAGTGGTGAGCGGGAAACAATATGTTAAAGATGAAGGTATAGAAGATACATTCATTGATGTTGCTAATTATGGGATAATAGGAATGTTAGTTGGACGAAATAAATGGAGAAAATAATGGATCAGATACAATTATTTAAAGTCTTTATGGCTAAAACAGCTGCTGAGGAAGTTTCAAATGTTCTTAATAGTGGTTATATAGGACAAGGTCCTAAAGTAGAAGAATTTGAAAGTGATATAAAAGACTATCTTGACCAAGATTATGCTTTTACTACTAATGCAGGTACTTCATCCTTGCATTTAGCCCTTCATTTATTAAAAAAACCATACTATAAGTGGCCTGGAATTGAAGAAGGAGATGAAGTATTAGCTACTGCTATGACTTGTACAGCATCAAATTGGCCTATTTTAGCTAATGGTTTAAAAATAAAATGGGTAGATATTGACCCAGAAACTCTAAATATGGATTTAGATGATTTAGCTCGTAAAATCACTCCTAAAACAAAAGCTATTATATTAGTTCATTGGGGAGGCTATCCAAATGATTTAGATAAAATAAAACAAATACAAAAACAAGCAGAAGAACTTTATGGGTTTAAACCTGCTGTTATTGAAGATGGAGCCCATTCTTTTGGGTCTGAGTATAAAGGTAAAAAAATAGGAAACCATGGCAATTTAACTATGTTTTCATTCCAAGCTATTAAACATATTACATCTATTGATGGTGGTTTATTAACAGCTCCCCATCAAGAATTATACAGAAGAGGAAAATTAGCAAGATGGTATGGTATTGATAGAGATGGAAATAGAAAAGATTTTAGGTGTGAGGCAGATATTGAAGAATGGGGATTCAAATTCCATATGAACGATGTCTCAGCTACAGTTGGTATTGAAAATTTAAAACATGCTGAAGAAATAATTTCTAAACATAGAGAAAACGCAGCTTATTATGATGAGCATCTTAAAAACACCCCAGGAGTAACACTATTAAAACGTGAAAAAGGTTTTGATTCTTCATTTTGGATTTACTCTATGTTAGTAGATGATAGAGATAATTTCTATAAATTAATGAAAGAGTGTGGGATTGTATCTTCTCAAGTTCATGAAAGAAATGATAAACATACTTGTGTTAGAGATTTTAGATCACCTTTGCCTACACTAGATAAAACTATAGGTAAAATAGTTTCAATTCCTGTTGGTTGGTGGGTTACACCCGAACAAAGAGAATATATAGTTAATTGTATTAAAAAAGGTTGGTAATGTATAAGCATAAAAATGGAATTACTTTAATTAAAATCACTCAACAGGACCTTCCTCTACTTTTAAATTTAAAAAATGAAAGCTGGTTTGGTACTCATAATATTTCATTTGTTAATGAGTATGATCAAAAAAAGTGGTTTGAAAGTTTAAACCCTCAAAAAACCCTAATTTTAAAAGCTATTAATAATAATTGTGAAATTGTTGGTTTGTATAAAATTAGTAATATAGATTGGGTAAATAGAAGATATGATTCTGCCCATGATGTGTTTGAATCACATAGAGGTAAAGGCTACTCAAAACCAGTACTAGAAGCTGGGGTTGATTTTGGATTTGAAGTACTTAATATGAATCGTATAGATACTGAAGTGTTAGAGAATAATATAGCTAGTTTGAAATCTGCCATTTGGGTAGGTTATATTAAAGAGGGACAAAAAAGAAAATGCATTCATAAATGTGGTGAATATTTAGATAGTATCGTTTTAGGTATTTTGAAAGAAGAATGGTTAGAACTAGAAAGAGTAAAAAAATATAAGGGAATATGTAATGTTTCATATCAACCTAAAAATTCTAAATGAAAGAATTAATTTTAATTTTAGCCTACACCCCCACCTCTGAAAAACAAGATAAATTAAGGGACTTAATTATGTCCCTTAAATCTTTTAACTATAGAGTTTGCTTATCGACACACACATCAACCCCCCAAGATATCATAGATAAGTGTGAATATTTTTTATATGATGAAGAAAACCCAATATTATGGGATGATGAATTAAAATATTGGTCTGAGACTAAAATCCCAGATATAAAATTCTCTTACAAACCTTTTAAAGTTTTAGCAACACACGGATTATCTTTATGGAGGATGTATTCTGGGGCTTTATCATATTTAAAGAGTTTAGATGAAGAGGTAGTACATATGATTGAGTATGATACTATAGTAAAGGATGTAGATTTTTTTAAGACAAATGCATCATATTTGCAAGATTCAACATACTCCTCAATACTTTTTTCACTTCCTAGATTTCATGATGATGATGGAGATTTAATTTGTAATTGGCCTATACAAAGTGTTAATGTTAAGAAAATTCCATTTAATTTACTAGTATTCAATTTCAATAAATTGAAAAATCAATACTTAGAATATTACACAAAAAAGAAGTTACCTATAATTGAATGTATGTTTTATGACAACATATGGAGCCACTTAGATTATAAATTAATAAAATTAGATAAAGAATCCGATATCACCTCTTTAACTATAAATACAGATAATGTAGCGGATAATATTAGCAATGTGCACATTACCATTAACTACCACAATGATAAATTCCATTATTTCGTAATTAACCAAACAGAAAATGAAATAAACTACACATTTGTAGTAGACAATAAGACTTACAACCAAACAGTTAAACCTGGGTTTTGGCATTGGAGTTCTATAGGTGGTAATAATGTAAAAAATATTCGTATTTTTGAAGAAAATGTATTAATTAAGGAATATGATTTATCACTACAAAAAGATAAAGACTCTATATTTAAATATTCCAAAATAGAATTTGTTTCCCCTAAATAAATTTTGTATATTTTAGTATAAATAAATAATAGATTTGGCTAAAAAGAAACTACCACTAATAGTAAGAGATATTAGAGAAAACCCACCT